TTTACTAGACTAGTTTAAATAGGTTCTAGAATAAATTACTTTTTAAATAAAATAATTAAAATATTACTAATAAATACTAGAATATCTAGTTCTAGAATACTAGTATAAGTAAAAAAATATAATTGTTATAAAAAATGGTTCCTTGTGGAACATACATTTTTAATAGAAAAGGGGTCCCGTAAATGGAACCCCTTTCTTTTTTATATCTCCTTTTAGATTAGATATTCTCAAATGAAGCCCCTGTTGGGGTAATTATGAACTCTAAATCAATAAATTCAAGAGAACGTGTTGGTTTCACATAGATTTTACCTCTTAATGTGTTAGCGTCAATATCCTCTGGGTCATTCGAAACCGTTACACGGAATTCATATAAACCTCTTTCTTTCTTAATTGATTCTAGAATTGGATTTACCAATCTTAAGAACTCATTTCTTACTTGTTCGTCATTTTGTTCGAATAACAATCTAACTGCAACCGCTGATATTAATTTTCTTGCTCTTAATAACAATCTTCTTACGTTAATTCTATCTAAGGCAGATTCTCTAACTTGAAGAGTTTTATTACCCCAGATAATTGTACCTGTATCAGAGAATGTTGCAATTGGGTTAATTCTGTTAGCATATAAGTCATCTCTTTCATCTAAAGTTAATTTTTTAGACGCTTTGATTGCATTTACTAAACCTCTCGAGTAACCAGCAACTGCAAACCAAGGGTAAGATACGTTATCAGTTAACGCAATGTTTTTAACAACTTCACCTGTTGGTGGAATGTATAATTGAGTTGCATTATCTGTGTCTCTTACTTGAATCCAAGGCCAATATGTTGCTGAATAGTTCGTATCCAACGCAACTGTATCAAGATTACCGATTACATCTTCAGTACTAGTCACGTTAGGTGAACCAATAATATAAAGTGAATCCGCTCTTTCGTTTTCTACCATATCAATTGCTTGAGTGGTTAATGAACTATGATCGAAGAAGTTGATACCCGGAGTTGCAAATACGTTAATATCTACAGCTTCTGGGTTAGCGAACGTTTCAATACCTTGTAAGTAAGCGTAGTAATCGGAGTTTCCAACTGTATTACTAAACACTCCACTATTACCTGTATGACCACTTACATATGTATTTTTTCCAAAAATGTAAGCATCTCCGTTAGTTCTAACGTCTCTATAGATATCCCATCCATCCCTACCTCCGTATACTGCGAATGTAAATTTACGATGTGAGATATTTTCTAATAATCCTTTGTCTGAACCTTCTAAATCATATGGAGTACATTTAAATGATGTTCCAGTAACCGCAGATGCGTTTGATGATAAGTGGAACCCGAATGATTGTCCACCCGCATCTCCTCCTTTAAATTTCAATAAATCCTTATCAAAACCAACTTGTGAAGAAAGACCTAAAGATACTTTTCTTACTTTATCTCCATTAGATAATACTGGTGTACCATCTGATTCATAGTAACTTACATCACCCGCAGAAAGATATTCAGTCTTATATACTGCACTTCCTAAAGTTGATCCTGAGAATGCGTTGTCTGTTAAGAAACCTTTGAAACCAGCAGGAAACGCATCTGTTGGGTGATTTGATGACATCACTAACATAACATATTTTGAACGTAATTCAAATTCACCATCAGAAGTACCTACTTTTCTAGCAACATATCCTGGTAAATCTGGATTCATAGAACATCTAGTGAATTTTTCAAGTACCACCATATTTTCATCTGTATCGTTAAAATCTCTCACGATTAAATCGAATTCACCAGAGTCAACGTTAATGTTTTGAACCATAACTTTAACTTGGAAGTTTGCCGCTTCACCATCTGAAATTGTTTGAACTTCAAATAAATCTGCAACATTTCCACCTCTAACTTCTGAAACAATCATTGGAGAAATTGTGGTATCCCAAGGATGTAAGAAATTATCTCCATCAAGGTTATATGCCATTGTTGTGTTAATACCTCTTACTAAACCTTTCTCGAAAGCGTGTTTTAATAATTTTGGATATACTTCGTGAACATAAACAGCATAATCATCAGTTGATTTATCGAACACATCACTTCCCAATACTTTTGTAATGTATTTTGAAGATGTTGTATCTAATGAACAAGTGAAAGCTTTGGTTCCGCTATTTAATCCAACTGTTGTTAATGTGAATTCAGAGAATACATTTGTAGATAAACTACCAACACTTGTAATAGTAACACCTGAGTTTGCAGTTACTTCGTGTGTCAATGTTTGACCTACATATCTACCTCTTGATCTTAAAGCAGCAACTACAATGTTATCGTAGTCTGTATTTAAAGATGCATCCCACAAGAATTTAGTTCCAGTAAAACCTGTACCGTTCCAAACAAATAGATAAGAGAAAACGTGAGTTATTGATGACCCACTATTAAAGAATACATTATACCATTCTTTATTGTTATTTGAACTATCTCTATTTGCACCATTTAATGGTGAAGAAACTTCAGTACCGCTTAATCCTGAAACACTTGCGTCTGGAACAAGACCTATAACAAACCATTGACCTGTTTGTCCTGCACCATATCCTGCAAAATTATCTGTGATATAATCAGTTATTGATGTACCATCTACAGATGTCTTTCCTGAAAGTTCTGAATAAACTGTACTTCCTGTGATACCTGTTAGGGATGGGTTTAATGTGAATCCTGTTGATGTAGGGGTTTGAGTCTTATCAACGGTGATACCACCTAATGTCTTAATACCGAATGTTTTGTAAGGTTTGTACCCTGTAAGACCCAATACTCTAGTTACGAATAATTGGTTTGACTCTTGCAAGTACGACTTAGCTACATATGGTAATTCATATTTTGGGTTACCCACACCGTCTTTTGAAGGTGAAGTTGGACCAAAGTATGTTTTGAATTCGTCGAAACTACTTATTAGAACTGGTTCGAAAGCAGGACCCTTTAAGGTCTCACCAACTAAACCAAGAGTTGTTACCCCGACGCTTTGAGCTACGAATGTTAAATCTTTCTCTGATGTGTAGACACCTGGAGAAACAAATACTCTGTTTGAATTTGCCATCGATTAATGTTTGGTTAATATTTTTATTACTTATTCTATAAATATCTTTGTTTTTAGCAAAGATTTCCGTACTTTCCTTAAAAAGATAGTTATTTATCTTTATATATCTTTTAATATCTCATACAATGGAAAACACCCAAAAAAACGTTAAAATAAGTGATAAACACCACGAAATGTTAAAAACTTATTGTGATAAAAATGGTCTAAAAATTTATAAAGTGTTAGAAAAATGGATTGAAGACTATTGTAAACCTAAAAAGAAAGACATATATGGTGATGATTAATACAGATATGTGATACCTATTTTAGAACCTAAAACAGGAGTTCCTTGTAAAGTAATCTCATTTGATTCTGTAATTTCAAAACCTATACCCTCGTCCTCAACAAGACCGTTAATATCTAAGGTTACAACACTATCAATTGTATTTTGAACTGTAAATGATACGGTTGTTCCGTCATATATATAATATTCTGTAGTAACCTGAATTGGTTTACCATATGTATCAATAAACACACTATTTCTACCTTTATAATATGTTATCGATACTGAACTACCTTCTTGAGGTGGAGTAACAAAAGTGATTTTAGATGTTCCAGGTATATGGAAATAATCTACATCCCTTTCTTGAATAAGACCATTAATTGTGACATTAAACAACATACCAATACTTTCACCCACACTAAAGGCGGTTTGCATACCATCAGCAACAAATGTAGCGACGGTTATATCAATTGTTTTATTAATGTATTTTTTCTGATATCCTTTTGATTGAATGAATTCATTCATAAGGAACATCCTACTTACAGCGGGTTTAACTTCAAACTCTTCACTATCAATAAGGAATCCTAACATTGTAAACTTGTAATTTTGAATGTAGAATCTACGACCATCAATAGTATCCATCGGAGTGTTATCATCAATAGAATCAAGTACGATTGGTATGTAATGACCTTTTACGGTTGTGTATGATTGCCTAGAGGAGAATTTTTGTAAAACGATTTTATTAAAACGATTCAAATCTCTAAACTTAGTACAAACTATTGTAACCTCAAAACTAATATCAATTGCAACGGGTTGTGGCATCTTATACACGTCGGCACCCATTTGAGACCCATTCCAAGTAGGAACAGTTGCATAATGGAAAGATTGTCTATCAGGTATTGTTCTTTGAATTGAAGGGTTTGTTCCAGGTTGAACGTCTGGTTTTCTAATAACGGCAATAAATGGTAATTTCATATTACCATCATCATCTGAGAATTGCCAATTATTGGTAAACTCTCCCCATCTTTGAATGGTTAATATTTTTGGTATAATTGGAATTGCGGTACCATCTGAAATCACTTTGAAATGTTTTTTTATAAAATCTAACATTCCACCGTCCAAATCATCGTGTAATATTGAATCGGGCATATATGAATCCGACTTGGTTATTCTATCTAATAACTCTTGTCTTCTATCCATAACCTGTTTACCTTGATAAACTTCTTTACCACCGTAAACGTCAATATTGTTTTTTCTTTTAGGTATTCCCATTTTATACTCCTCTGAATTCTGATTCCTGAGCAGGTGCACAGGTTATTGTTCTATAATGTGGTTTGTAACCAAACATTTTATGTTTATTATCTGAGGTAACTCTACCGTCATTTGTTACGGTATAAAATCTTAATTTATCTTCAGAATCCGCATAACCGACATAATCACCATACCCTATATCTATCTTCAACTCCTCTAAATGTCTAATATAAACCGATAAAGTTAAATTACCAGGTTCCGAATACCTTAATAGTCCAGATTTATATGAACTATTTTTAGGTTCATCTATTTTAACCAATGCATTAAATTCAACAGGAGGGAAGTATTTTATTTCATCTTTACCCACTTCCGCGTAAACTGAATCAATATCGGTATTACCTCTATCAACACGATAAAGAACTAATTTCATATTCAAATCTCCGTGAAGATACTCTTGACCCATTTGTATATTAATGTCAAAATCGTCTTTTGAGAAGAATTTCCCTAATCTAGTAATTGGTAGTTTATTATCCATATCTTCTATAAATAGTTTAATCTTACATTCTATTTATGTATATTTTATAATATATGGAAAGTATTAATATTCCTGAGATAGAGGCTAGAAATGTTTTATCGTCTTATGACGGTTCAAACAATCAATTATTAGAATGGAAACGAAAATTCACGGACGTTAAAAATTTTAAATTAACAAGACCGCAGGCTGAATATGTTTTAAAGTATAAGGACACAACTCCAAAGGTTGCAAGAAAGTATATTAACATTGTT